AGGGCGAGCCATGCCCGGATATCCGGATCGACGGGATAGCAGGGAGAACCGGGCAGGCCAAGGAGAGTCTCCGGGTAGCCGGGAGTCCGAAGACTCGCGGGCAAGGCGGCATAACGCTATGCGTTATAGTGGTAAATCCGGAGGAATCCCGCTGATTTACTAGGAAAACGGGGGGGCGATAAGGGAGTCCCCCTTATTTCCCCGTTGACAGGCGGGATGTTCCGATAAGGTGGGGGGGCTTATCGGTACATTAGGAAAAAAGTTCGGACAGGCTGAGTATCAGCCGTTTAGGAGTATCGGGCTTTCTTCAGCCGCTTATCCGCCTCGCGGAGTTCTTTAGCGGGCGGCTTGCGAGGCTTCTCGGTACAGTCGGGGGCATCTCCCCATGTCTCCGTGTAAAACTTCCTCAAGTCGCGGCTGACCTCGTAGGCGATCATCCAAGAGTTCCAACTACAGTCGTCGTCGAGGCAGCCATTAAAGTCGTATTGTTGCCGCCAGTAGGCCGTTTCCTCGACTTCGTGCCGGATAGCCCGCTGGATAATCTCTTCCCAGTAGGGGCTGCCCTTTTGGGTTTTAATCCGCCGGTTGACGATGGCCTCCAGTAATCCGCCGCCTGCCATTATTCAGAAAGGCTGCTTGCCGTCCCGCTTCCGCTCGTAGGCTTCGAGGCGGGAAGGATTGTACAGGTCTTTCGGGTCGAGGTCGGCCCTTGGGAGAAAGGTAGGAAAGGTAGTCTCGACTACTCGCGGGTCCGGCGTCCGCGAGTTCCGGCACTTCGGCTCTACGGTCAGGCAGTCGTCTTCCATGTGCTGGGTCATCATTACCTTAGTGTCCGGATCGCGGGCGAATGCCCCGGAGCCTGAACCTCGGTCGATGGCATCCACCTCGGACTTGTTTCCTTTTGAATAGTGGTGGGCGTATACTATAGCCGTGTCCGTCTCCTCGGAGAATCGTTCGATCTCCCGAAGGACTTTCATGACGTCGCCAACGGAGTTCTCATCTAGCCCGGCGGCGGCTTTGTAGTACGGGTCTACGACGACTAGGTCGAAGGCGTTCCGCTGGCCGGAGACTAGGAGATGTTCCTTCAGTCTGGTAAACTCGTAGCAGGAGCCTCGCAGAGGCCAGTATTGGAAGTTTTCCAGCCAGCCACTCCCTAATTTCGCGGAGATTGTATCTATCCGGTGGGCGGCGTACCAGTTCATTAGCTCGAAATCCATGTATAAGACTCTGCACGGCTTGACCACGTCGAAGCCCAGCCAGCTCGTCCCTTGGGCGGCGGCTATACCGAGGTTCAGCAAAACCCACGTCTTGCCAGCTTTGCTGGAGCCTTCAACGGACATCCTAGCCCCTTTGCAGAGCATGTCTCGAAGGATTTCTTGCGGGGGCGGCTCCTTGGCCCTAGCCATGATTCTAGCCCAGTCCCAGATTTCGGGCAAAGGCTTCGTGGCAGGCGGAATGTCCGAGGGCTTCGCCTCATAGGGCGTTTGCTCGGTATAGGTCTGATCGGCCTGCGGCTGGCCTGTCTGGCTGGGGACGGGAGGATTAGCGATGGTCCACGCTAGGACGTCATGCAGCTCGTGATTCGGGGGGAGCTTCATAGGGCGGCCCTCGAATAAAAACTATTGCTAGTTTGGCTAAAAGTCGTAGAATTATAGGTCATATCGTTTATTTCTTGGGCCGTCCTTACATTAGCTGATGGGGCGGCCCATTTTTGTTTAAAGAGAGATTCCAGCGGTGTTAAAAAACGAAGCTAATAATTCGCGTCCGGATACGTCATCCGGCTCTATGCCCGCTAGAATGAAAAAGAATGGACTGAGGGCCTTTGCCGGGGCGAGAGCCGCCGGGCAGGCGAGAAAGCTGAGTGAATCTCTCGAAAGCCGGATCGCCGCCTAGCCGTTGCGAGGCATCGAGAAATTCGCGAGCCTTGTGGGGCTGGCCGGCGAGTGAGTACCATGCATGAAGCGATTTGCCGGCTGAAAACGTTACCAGCTTCAAGGGAAGGACTTCCCCGAGAGCTAGGATCGGGCCTACCTGCTGGTCGAAGTCTACGCCGGCGTCATCCATTTCGTGGACCATATAACGCCAGCCGCCTTCTGCGGCGTGTACGGCCCTTCTGGAGTCGGCCTGCGGCTCGAAGACGTTCGGGCAAATGAACTGATACTCGGCTAGGTCGGGACAGGCCGACCATTCGAGGGCAGTCTTTACCGAACCAGCGGAGTCGAAGGCGTTTTTGGCGATGCTTATCCATTCGTCAGGCTCAAACAAATCGAGTAATAGCTCGCCCGTCTTGTCTCCATAAAGGAAGTCCTGACAGGATTTGACTTTGAGTTGCTCAACCGAGCCGGCCTTGCCGTAGTGTTTTACCACGTCGCCAGTCGGTTCGAGCGTCTCCCGGCGAGGGCCACGCCCGACGTCGTCTCGCCCGATCCGCTCGTAAGCTCCGGCCAATGCATTCGTCAGTTCGTTCGGCTGAAGTCCTCGCCGACCAAAATGAACGAGGGCTTTCTCGCAATAGGCATAAGCCTCGTCGAAGTCCGGCATGGCCCGAGCTATCTGGACGGTAAATGCGAGCAGAAAGGCATGGAAGCGTTCGCCGGAATCGTACTTAGATGCCCACATGGAGTATTGGCTATTAAGTTTCATCGTCCGGGCAAAGGCAGCCTGTTCCTTCCGCTATGTCGTCATCATGCAGTGTCGTCCCGCAGACTCGGCAGGTCGTCCAGCCCTCGCGGGCTTGCCGGTCGATCCAGTCCTGTTTTACGTCGTCCGGGTCGGCTTCGTGGCTAAAGTCCGGGTCGGTCATACTTCGATCTCCCCGTCGATCAGTTCCTCGGGCAGGCCGAGTTCTGATATATGAGTATCATTTGATACTTCAAAATCCTTCCGGACTACCCTGTAAACCTTCCCGCCGGCGGCCCGGATGGCCACGGCTTCGTTTGCGAATCTTACGTCGTCGAAGATGACTTTGTTGTCGGGCGTCGAGAGCTTGGAAATAGGCATCGCTTGCAGGAAATACTCGGCCTCGCGCATCGCCACTGTAATCCAGCCCTGCGGATCGATGAGTGTTCTCATCCATTCCGTCCCCAAAGTCTGGAGGCAGACTCTGGCCGTTATTCCTTTGGGGAAGCCGGGGAGCTGGTCCTCCTTCCGCTCTCCGAGCCAGTCGCCCGGTGGGAGAATCTGCCGGAGCATTCGCTTAATGGGGCTGGCGAATGAGAGAACTCGGGCGTCCTGTTGTTTCGCAAAAAACGTTTTGCCTACGCCCTTTGGCCCGCAAAGGCCGATTAGTTTTTCGTTCATGTTCATAAATGTCCTTTAACGATTACCTCAAGTTTTACGCCAGAATGCCGTTTTGATGTTTTTTTCCATACCACAACAATATCCCCGTCCATGACCTCGCTCGTCAGCCCCTCAAGATCGAAACGGGCGATTACCTTTTCGCCAGCACTATGGCGGGGGCGAATGCCGATAGAAAAAAGCCGCTCTTGAACTGTGCGGATGAGTTTTACCTTCGCTATGGCTTCGCTTTTAGTCATCTCGGTAATGGGAAAAAAACTGCGAATACGAAGCCCGTTAAGGTCCAGAGCCAGAGGGCTATGGCTAAAAGGAACAAGCCCCAGTAGATGGCGCACTCGAATAAGCGTTTCATCAGTAGTGCCTCCTAATTTCGCCCTCGGCGGCCAGCGGCAGTCCCTCCGCCCACGCCGGAGCTTCGCTCATAATGCTTACCAGTAAATCGAGAGCCGCCTGCCCTTCCGACTCCGCCACTTCGACCGTTATGGAGTCATGGACATGCAGGCAGACCGGCAGGCCGGCTGCTTCCGCCTTGATCAGCATCTCCCCGAAGCAGCAACGTGCCGTGGCCTGAACGAGGTTCTCTACTAATTGCCCTGAATAAATCTTCTTTCGAGGTCCGCCTTTGATAGTCGTCGCCGTCATTTCGTCCTTCTTACCGGAGAACTCGACGTCCCAGTATCGGATCGGCTTGCCGGATCGAGTTTCAATAACGGCGCACTCCGGCTCGTTCTTGGCCTGTTGGCGGACGAACGCCTCGACCTTATCCCATAGGGCAATGATCAGAGGATTCTGCTGGCGGTAGGCCGCGACTTGCTGGCGAGCCACGGCAGGCGAGAGCTTGAGCTTTCCGCCGGTCAGGGCTTCCGCAACGGAGGCAAATTTGCCTGCTCCGCAGCCATACCCCAGACCGAGCGTTCTGGCCTTGCAGAGATGTCTTAGCTCCGGGGCGAAGTCCTTCATAGGCTCGTCCTCGTTATAGAGTCCTGACGCCCTGCCATGTGCCTCGTAGAGGTCGATGCCGCCGCTGACCAGTGACAGAAAGTCCATGTCGCCGGCGAGCCAGTGGAGGATTCGAGGTTCGATCTGCGACAGGTCCACCGAGACGAGAACTTTGCCTGCGGGGGCGGCCAAGCACTTCTTCATGCTCACGCCCTGAATCTCGCTCCTCGGAATAGCCTGAAAGTTCAGTCCGCCCGAGCCGGAAAACCGGGCGGTATGCTGCGCTCCGCAAAACTTTAGGCGAGTGCTTACTCGGCTATCCGGACGCTTTCGCAAGATTAAACCGTAAAGTGATTCTTGAAGCTTGTTCGCCTTCCGCCAGCCGCTCATGGCATCCAGCCACTTGGCCTGTTCGGGATGGGCCGACTTCCACTTCATGCAGGCCGGATCGTCCTCGTTAGTCGAGGTAGGCGGCTCTATGCCGGCGAGCTTGCAGGCATCTCCTAGGGCCAGAGGCGAAGTTATCGGGGCAGGCTTGTGGCCGGCCCGCCAAGGGATTGTCGCCTCGTATTCGTCCTTAATGTTGTCTAGTCGGATAATGGAAGCCTGACAGAGCTTGGAATCAACAGGGAGTCCGCGAGCCGCTATAACGCGAGTTAGCTCGGAAAGTATGAACTCGAACTCCGGAAAGCTCGGAGCGAGGGCTTCGTAAATGCGATAGCAGGCCCGAGCGTCCGACAGGGCATACTCTCGGAAGGCCGGATTCGCCGCTATTACTTCCGGCGTCAAGCCCTTCATCTCATCGCGAGCATCCTTGGATAGGTCTTCGCCGAACAAATGTTTGTAAGCTCCTTTCAGACTCCGGGGAAACTGATGCCACGCCGCCATGTCAGCCGTGCATATCCAGCGAGCCGCCTGAAAGTCCGGCATCTGGCCTTTCGAGATGGCCATCCGGCAAACCGTTGCGTCGAAGTCCGCATTATGAGCCAGTATCGTCTCGCCGGCCAACCGCTCGACCGGCAATTGGTCGGGCGTTCCTACCCACTCGAAATCCGGCGAGTGCAGGCTTACCAGCGTTACCTTGAACAAGGGATTCATTACGTAGCGGTCAAGCCCGAGCCGAGTGATTGAATACTGGGGATTCCAGACAGTTTCTGTGTCGGCGGCTATCATTCCTCTAACTCTGGGGGGGCCAAGAGGCTTTCGGCGGATCGAAGCCCTTCCTCAAGGGTCGGGAACGTTTCCGCTTCCAGACGCCAAGCATCCGCCTCCAAGTCGAAAGTGAGAGTCGCCTCGCGGTCATTCTTATGCACGATGACAGTTTCCCTGTGGCATTTGTAAGTTGTTTCATTCATATTTTTTTAATTTTAATTCCTTTCTGGACCAAGGCGGACGCATTCCTCTGGCCTCGAAGAACTGCTCGCAGGCCCAGTTGAACTTTATCTTGTCCGAGGCCGACATTCGCGGTCCGGGACTCCATTCGATATTCGAGGGATGGCTGGCCTTTTCGTGAGACATTCCGCCCTTGGCCTTCGTTTTCAGGCTGAATACTTTTTTCTTCACTTCGACAGTACATCCATCAGTTTTCCCGCTATGTATGCCGCCACGTTGGCCGTCACGCCGTTGCCCGCCTGCTTGTACTTCGGGCCTTCTGCCTGCTTTACCACTTTGCCCGTGGCCTTCCAGCGATTGCCGTCCGGCTCCAGCTCCATCTTGAAGTCGCAATGATCGTCCGGCCAGCCCTGAAGCCTCATGCATTCGACGCTTGAGAGACGTCGAACAGTTAGGTTTTGCAGGACTCCCGGCGCGTTTCCGCTTGAGCCGTCCGAACCGCATTTAACGGTCGGGGAAATCTCCTCGAAAGCCGGGAAGTCTTGTCCGGCGGTAGGATAAAAGCCATGAGCCACGCCAACGCCCTCGCCGCCCTGCTGGCTACGAAGCGTAACGCTCACGTCCTCGGCGGCTTTGGGCGTTACGTCGCCGTTCCATGAGACTACGGCAGGCTTATTATTTCCTCCCCCAGCCCCTTCTAAAGTAGGCGACATCTCGGCTTCTATCCCTAGACCATACGCCTGTGCTGATTGATTAGGCTTAAAGCCCAGCACCTTCGGCCCGCTCGCATTCGCGATGCCCGTGGCGCTGGTAACAGTCGCCGCCGTCTCGCCGGTAATTTCGCCGTTGTAGACGTCCGCGCCTTGGGCTACTAAGGCCGTGTAGTCAGTTACTCTGCTCTGATGATCGCCCGTTAATGTGCAGGGAACTTTCCCATCGCCATTCCCTCTTGCATCGTAAACCGCCAGCGTCTCGCTTCCCCCGCCTAAATCTCCTCCTTGGCTTCGGAGCGTCCCGACTCCTTCCTCGTACTTTCCGAAGCTTGTTCCCGTAAAGCTCGCTCCAGCATTTCCGGGAGAACCTTCGACCGAGCTTTCGCCCTTCTTAGGATTCCTAGGCAGGCTTTTTTGGAAAGGAATAAGCGCTTCAGGTGCGGCCCATTTTCGAGAACCTCCGATAGCAACGGCAAAGATTCTTCGCCGGCGTTGGGCCACTCCGAAAAATTGGGAATCCAAGACCCGGAAAGCGACGTTGCGTCTCGGCCCAACAACCATACCTGCGTTTGTCCAGCGCTGCTCTCCGACTGGAACGAGTGGGGAATCACTTCCAGCCATTCCTGCCAAGATACAGCCGAATGCGTTGTCGTCTGTGTTGATTGCTCCGCAGACGTTTTCCCAGAGGATGATTGCCGGTTCTTTTCCAGCATTAAGTCGAAGATCGTCGATTGCATTGCATAGGTTGTTAAAAGTTAAGGCGAGATTGCCCCGGTCGTCGGAGAGAGAGCCGCGCTTGCCCGCAACTGAAAAGGCTTGGCAGGGAGTACCGCCGCAAATCACAAGGTCGTCAGCATCCCAAGGAAGGTCCGTAGCCTCGACCTCGTTCAGATCGGAGAACATTTCGACCTCCGGATTGTTATATTTGTAAACGCCGGCGGCGGCCTTGTCCCATTCGACGGCACTGAGTACCTGCCCGTACTCCCCGAAGCCTAGTCCAAAGCCGCCGACCCCGGCGCAAATTTCTATGACGTTAAACTTCATCCGACTCCTCGAACTTCTCCAAGCAAAGCAGACGCAAATAGTTGCCGACCGAATGACCATGCTCGCCCGAGTTCGCCGCCAGAATGCGGAGCTTCCGCTTGAACTCCGGCGTTACCCAGACAGTGAGCATGGTCTTGCAGTCCACCTTTTCCCCGTCGAAGCCGGCGGCCTCGAAGTTCTTTGTCCGGATTCGCTTCATTGCCCCGGCCTCGGATCATACTTCTTCAAGCTCCGCCAAATCTCGCAGGCGGCCACGAAGGCTTTCCAAGCCTCGGCCAGCTCCTCCGGCTCATAGCTAATTACCTCGTAACGACCCGGCTCGGTGGATGATATATAGCAGTTAGCGCCATATACTCGGCCCTCCAGAATTTCCTTCTCCCCGAAAAAAGTCCCGCCGTAGGCCGCTATCTGGTGGACCTGAAAGTCGTAACTAGTTACTTTGACCTTCGGCTTAGTCTTCCGAGTCTTCCAGTCTATTATAAACTGCTGCTTGCCCGGCCCAAGACCGATAATATCGCACATTCCGGCGAACCCGTGTTGCGGGTTGACCAGAATCTTTTCCCGCTCGATGAACTCCAACTGGTTTTTCTGCTTCCAGTCGAAGGCCGGCTGTATGTATTCCAGCAGATGATCGGGGATAGGCTTGCCCTCGAAATAATGCTCTATCGCATTATGGATTTCGCTTCCGAAGTCAGCCGCCGATTCCACTGGCTTCTGGTGCGCCACTAAGCACCTGTCCGTAAAGTCTTCAAGACTCTCGCCGTCAATCGGCTCCAGCTCGAAGGCTATCCGGCATAACTCATTCCGCTTCCACCGTTCCAAGCCGGGCTTCGCAAAAATCCCTGTTATGCCGGTAACGCTGGGAAACAAATTAAGCTTCCGGGCATCGCGAAGAGTCGTATTCCTTTCCAGACCGTTCTTGCCGATCTGCGAATGGCAGGCTTTGCCGGCGAGGTCATAGAAATGACTCCCGCCGACTTTAGGTTTTTCTTTTAGGACTGCCACGGTCGGAACGCCTCCCTGACCGCTCGCCTTACGACGAGCAGCCGGTGGATTGTTTTTCGGATGAATTTACGCATCAGAAAGGAGGCGATTGAACCTGCGTAAAGCCCGGAGCCGTTTGCTGGGTCTGAACTGCGGGCTGAACCTGCGGGGCGGGCTGTTGGGCCTGTTGGACCTGCTGAACAGGAGCGGCCTGCTGAACCTGCTGAACGAACGGCTGGGCGGCAGGGACTTCCGCCGACGATGCCGGAATCTGGAAGCTCGCCATTTGCGGCACTTGCGCGACTAGCTGATCCATGACGGGAGATACTGCCGCGATGTCGGCGTAGGTTCTGCCCTTCTGGCTTACCTTATGCACGATGGTAATCATCGCCCCTTTGCCAACCATGACGACGTAGTCCCAGCTTCCATCCATTACCGGCGGGCCGGCGAGCCAGCCTGTCAGAAAGCCAATTAGCCGGCTCTTTTCGTGCGAGCTGATTTTCATCTCGCCCGTCTGAATCGTCGACCCGTCAGGAAGTCCGAACAGGAAGCGAGTCATGTCGAGCGTCTCCATGACTTCGGGGTTTTCGTAGGTCGGGCGAGTATGCCCAAGCGTGTCTTTAGTCGCCAGACATACGACGACGTGTTGCCCCGGTGTGGCGAGGCCCTCAACCGGCCACCCCGTTATTGGGCCGTCTGAGGAAGTTATTTGATTTAGTATAGCCATAATTATAATCCGATTTAGTTTTAGTATTAGTTAATGAGAAAGGTGGTGGTTCAAAATCAATAAACCGTCGCATGTTTTGAGCGTGATTCCCTTGAGATTCGGAAAGAGTCGGACGGCATGATCGCGAAGTTTCTTTTTGCGAGGCTGGCCGGTAATGCCCTGAAGGCCCGGCAATCCTTTTTGCCAGTCCTGCGGTCGGGAAAGGATAAGCGGAATCCGATTGGCTCGAATGCTTCCGCATATAAAGCCATAGTTATAGCCGAGCTTGAAGGCGGCACTGCCGGGAATCGCCTTGCCTACGAACGGCGGGACAAGCTCGACGACTGCCGAGATTCCTTTTGAGTCCTCGTAGTTGACCAGCTCGTCTAGGTAGGCGAGGAACTCGTCCTCCTCCGACCAAGGGTAAAGCTCTACCTTGTCGAGCGAGCCGAATGCCACGGCGTAGCCTCCGGATTTGCCGGGATCGCTGGCTAACGTTATCCTCACGCCGCCTCCTCGACGAGGGCGGCAATTTTCTTTTCGACGTCAGCCCGGACGAAATTTCGCCCGAGCTTTGCAAATTTCAACTTGGACGCCCAGCGAGTGAAAGTGCGTTCGCCACACTGAAGGAGATTCATAGTCTCCTGCCGTGTTATTAGAAGGGAATCTTTTCGGGATCGTGTCTTTGTCATTCGGATGGTGTTTCCGAAGACAGACTAAACAAAAGTTATTCACACATTCTGCGCGATTTCTTCCTAGAATGCATATTGTGCGAAGCTTTCCATCTAGCCTGTCCTCGATGGGTTAAATTGGCTTACGATGGATCAGACTGGACTCGTTTGTCCGATGTTCAAACTTTTTCGGCCAAATAATATATCATAAGAGTCCAACTACTACTAAGCCTTAACTTGGGCTAATTACCTTATCCAACTTCATTGAATTTTCCTCTTGTTTTGCCTAGCCCTCAACCTTTTGTAATATTCAGAGTTCCCTCGCCGTTTCGCTTTCCCTCGGCCTGCGGCTCCTCCCAAAGCCCCTAGACGAGCGGCTGCCTGCTTGATTAGATCAACTCGCCAGATCACTTTATATTCTAGTAGCTTTCCGCTAGAGGTATAAGTTTTCCCGTACCACGTGCTGGCATCGAGTCGCTCAGCCTCATCGAATCGCATCAGAGCCGACTCCTTCCAGTGTCGCTTAACTGCCTCCGAAAATTTCACTCTGAGCAGTAGTTCGTGCTTTGCGAAGGTCGTTCTCGTTTCGCCGTCAAAGGAAATGATCACTTTCCAGTCGTTGGCGTTTTCTCGTTTTTTGGTAGTCATATAGGGTAAATATCGCTTGCGTCAAATACTAGCCAAAAGTTGCCACTACACAAGCCTTTAAAGCCGTTTAAAGCCAAAGCAGGACACAAGCCACGCAAGCGAAATAGCTTTCCGGGCATAAGTAAGCGCCGAATTTAGCGCCTTTTAATGGGCATGTTTAGCCGAGGTAATTCGCTCGGCGGGATCGGGCAATGGTGGATTAAGGGTTGAACTCCTATGCGAGTTTCGATTTACTATCAGCTATGTTTTCCCCTGAATACTCTGAAGCCGTAAGTGCCAAAATCGACGAGTGGCTGACGTTGGCTTCTCAAGATTATATTAAGCCAAATACCAAGGGCTACAACGAGCTGCTTAGTTTAATGGCCGACGAGGACCAGATCGTAATAGACGCCGTAGTTAAAGCCCTAAACGCTTCAGAAGAGCATCATCAATCTTAGTGGTCCTTACTCCCATCCTCGCCTTAAAAGCGTCATTCGGATGGACATAGTCTTTGTTCGACTTCTTAAATAAGTCCGGCAGGAAATCTTGGGCTTTAGGCTGAAAACCTTCGGGGACTTTTAAGACGCCAAGCCCCTCGCCTCTCATGGCTGCGTTATAAGTGGAATGCATGGAAGGAGCTTGCCCCCCTGTCATCAGCCCGACGTTTGTTGTTTGCATCAAACTTTTTTGATTGAACATGGCGGGATCGGAAATTGCTGCCCGCATTTCAAAGTTCGACAAAGCCCCGTCTATCTGTCTAACGCCCTTTTTCTTCTGACCCGAGGAGGGTCGGTTTACCATATCAAAAACATTGTTAATGGTTTTTCTTTGTCGCCCGGTCAACTTACTTAAAAAAGCCTCCACGTTTTCCATATCAATATCAAACTTCGGGACTTTGACTTGATCTTGAGAGTCAGTTAAAAAGCCCTTCCCCCCCTTCTTCACTAAACTGTTTACATACCTCTTATCCTTGGCCTTCATGGCAACTTGGGCGTACCTTATATGTAAAGCCGGAGCCATTGTCGGGAAATCTACCGACGTGGGAGCCATTTCCATAGGTATTACGAGCATATCCTCTCCGCCTAATTTTTCTCTTCGATTGAGCATCGCGGTCATCGCATTTTGCTCGTTGGCCCATGCCGCCCCCGGCGAGTGCGCCGAATCGTACATATAGTCTCGACCGCCCTCCAATCTCAAGGGCGTTTTAAACAGCACGTCGTTAATCCCATAAATCACATGATCGGTTGGCGTTCGGTCGGTCATAGTGAGCAACGCATTCTTGCCGTAGTGGTCAGCTAAATTGACTTCAGGCTTTTCAAAATTAGTACGCTGGACGTCGACCTTCAAGTCGCCCAGCACTTTATCCACAAACTTCGGAGCGTCTATATTTTCAGTTCCGAATCCGCTCTCGATTGCCCTCGGCTGGACTAGCGCTCCCCTGCCCTTCGCCGGTAAGTCCCG